GCTCCGTGTAACCCTCCAAAAGCGTATACGTGCGGTACTCCAGCTATGATAAGTTTTAACTTACGACTTTCGATTTCTTTAAAATCTCCTCCGCAACGATAGTCATACTCACATTTTTTATAAAAATCAACTAATATTTTAGGTAGCTTGTCCCAATTTATATGTGGGTCGTAGTCAATATGTAGTCTATCTCTTGGTATATCGGTTTTGCTACATTTAAGTACTTTACTAGATAATATAGCTCTAGTCTTTTTTACATTTATAACATCTAGTCCAAACTCGTTTACTATTTCAAACTTAGCTTGGAAATAATCTATTCTCTTTTTAAATAATAACTCAGTATCTTTTACGTCGTTTTTACAATACCCAATAAGTAAATCTAGCTCTTTTTTTGTGCAAGCTCTATCTAAATTAAAGTCGATAGGTGTTTCTACAATACTCATACCTAAATTAGCTTGACTTGATTTAAGACCTACCCCAAGTGGTAACTCTTGCATTACGTCTAAGGTAATTAAGTTAAGTCTATAATTAACACGTTGTCCCTCAACTACTATTTTTTTACTTATTTCGTATGGGTCTTTACCCAAAAGTACACCAGCTAAAACAATATCGTCATAATGGTAGTTGTTAAAGCCTACCAATATAGATTTAGTTTTCACTAATTTATCAACGTAGGCTTGTAACTCCTCCCTATTATTATGTATTACTATATAATCGTCGCCCTCTTTAAAAACCATTATCCAGTCTTTTTTTAAAACCTCAATATCGTACGTGATTATCATAGTAACACCTCCGTACTAAGCTACTGGCGTTACTTTATAATTAGTATAGTCGTTTTTGCTTGTAGTTTGATGTACTGTTGCTTGATTTCCAGCCATTGCGTTTAAAGTTTCCGCTAAAGTTTCGTATGAGCTAAAAGCGTCAAGTGGTACCTCATACCCAAAGTCATAAGCTAACTTTGTAATACCTTTGATACTACGTTCTACAGTTTTTTCGGTAAAGAAATAATTTACAAAGATTAGTCTGTTTTCATAATCTCCACTCATTACACTAAACTTAAAACTTATCCAGTTTGTACCCTTTTCACTTTTTCTAGCTGTTACATCTTCTAATAAACAGTTATAATCTCCGTCGGGTAATTTTTCAAAATCGTCAACCGTGTCAGTTGCTGGGTTAAAGCCCTCCATTGTTTTTGTTGCAATATTTAATAAATCGTCCATAATTATTTATCCTCTCTTTCCATTTCCTCTAATAATTTGATTTGTTTTTCTATCCACTCTAATTGTTTTTTATTGAGTTCTTTAAATGCTTTGTTTGTTTTAATTCTATCAATTAGTCCATATATTGTAGTTATTAACAATATTAGCATTACAGCTATAGCTAATATCCAATAAATAGCTTGTGCCATTATTCTTTATCCTCCTTTGAGGCTCTAATTTCTTTAGCCTCGTTCATTTGCTTTATTTTTTCTTCTTGAGCTTTACGTTCACGCTCATTAGACATTATTTTATTCCAAGTTTTCATATATCTATCAAAATCAAGATATTTAATCATTTGTATTATTTCTTTTATAACATTGTCGCTATCGTCAATTTTTACGTGTTTCATTACTACATTACTATAATAATCGCTTTCAGTGTATTTTAAGTGGCTTTCTATAAGGGTTAATATACGCTCTAGCATTTCGCCGTCATTACCTTTAAGTGGTTTATCTTTTAATAATAACTCTTTATATTCCTCTAAAGGTATTGTTACTGTTGTACTTTTATTTGCCATTATCTTTTACCTCCTTTAGATTTTCTTACTTTTTTGTCTTTGTCTTTTAATTCTTCATTTGTTTGGTTAAAATCATAATTTCCATACTTAGTAGCAATGAATAGAAAACCTAGTGTAAATAGTACTACTAATATTAGTAAACCAAAGATAAAGTCTAATATTCCCATTACTCAGTAACCTCCTCAACAGCTTGCTCTACTGTTTTCTTTATTTCCTCACTGGATATTGCACCAGCGTTTTTTAATGATTTAATTTCTTTTACTGGAGTTTTTACAGCTTTGATGTTAATTTCCCCAGCTTTAGGGTCTTTAGTTAGTGTTGGGCTTTTAGGAGCAAACACACCAGTTATACCTTTTAAAATTTCAAGTACAGCCTTGTCTTTTACATCACTTTCAATATAGTTATCTCTTTTACTGTCGCATAATTGTAAATACTTTTGTCCTACCTTACGACATTTAATTGACATATCACATCTACCCATACACATATTGTAATATTTTTGCTCAAGACTTGGTCTTTCGATAGTTTGGTTATTCTCGCTAATTTCGGTTATATGGCTAATAAAAATTACATTGTATGGTAATTGATTTAGTCTAACCATTAGCTTTTGCCATACCATTTTTACCTCACGATAGCCTTTACCATAAGGTACCTCGCCCTCGTCATCAACTCCATATTTTTTACATACATAGTTTTGTAGCATTGTCTTAATATCGTCTACAAGGTCAATAATAATTGTTTT